TCAGGATCTTCAGGATCAAGTGGAACTTCCGGAAGTTCAGGATCAAGTGGTAGTTCTGGCACAGGCGGCACCTCGGGATCAAGTGGATCTTCGGGGTCTTCAGGATCTTCTGGCGTAAGTGGAACTAGTGGTAGTTCAGGGACATCGGGGGTAGATGGCAATGACGGCACATCAGGAAGTTCAGGATCTTCTGGTTCATCAGGAACTAGTGGAGCTGATGGTAATGGTTTAGTAACACACGTTGGTTATTTTGATGGGGATGATGGTTCTACAATAAAAGCAGTTGGTATTTCATGTACAAGAAATAGTGCTGGTTTTTATACTATTAGTTTTGACAGTACAAGAGGTTCAAATGATTATATAGTAACCGGACAAGTTATCGAGTCTAACTCAACAAAAGATGATGTAAAAATTCATGTTGTTGAGGGAAGTCAAACTGTAAATGACTTTGATGTTAATATATATGAAGGCGATAATGGTGGAACTCCAGATGTTAATGTTGATAGAGATTTTTACATTATGATTTCTGATCCTGGTGATGATATTGTTATAAATGGAACTAGCGGAACATCAGGCACATCAGGAAATAGTGGAACTTCGGGCAGCTCAGGTACCAGTGGCTCTTCTGGCACATCGGGATCGTCTGGTTCATCAGGTACCAGTGGCTCTTCTGGCACATCGGGATCTTCTGGTTCATCTGGCACAAGTGGCATTTCGGGAACTAGCGGATCTTCTGGTTCATCTGGCACATCTGGAGTTGATGGAGATGATGGAACCTCAGGCACGAGTGGAACATCAGGATCAAGTGGCAGTAGTGGAACATCATCACTTCCAGAAGATTTGCCAGTATGTCAGACAAGAAGATCAACCAACCAAACATTAACAACAAGTTGGGCAGATATAGTTTTTGATACAACAGATATTGAAAACGACGATACAGTATTAGAGCATAATACTACAAACACTCAACGTATTGATATTAAAGAAGATGGTTTATATATGTTGTCATATGCTATTTCAGTAGATGCTGACGGTGGAGAAGATGAATTTCAATTCCGCATATATAAAAATGGAACAACTGTAATACCAGGTAGTTTAAGATTGATCAGTGAAGATGATGAAGTTAACGATGCTGGCTCTGTTTGTTATGCTGAACTGGAAGATGGGGATTATGTAACATTCCAAGGTATTACAGATGGCGGAACAAATATAATAATTCCTGAAAGTGTATATTCTGTAATGAAAGCTCAAGGACCAAAGGGTGATACTGGCCCAACTGGTTCTGGTTCAAATATCAATGTTCAGGAAGAAGGAACTAATTTAGCAAATACACCTCACTCAACATTGAATTTTAAAGGGGCATCTGTTACAGCAACAGATCAAGGAAGTGGTGTTGCATCAATAGAAATTGATATTGGAGCTTCAGAATACTTTGATGGATATTATTCAGGCACTGCGGCAATTGGTACTGGCTGGACTGATATGCCAATTAATAATGAAAGAGAAAAGACATCAGCTTTTACACACACCTCCCCATCAGCGGAAGTTACAGTAGCTACAGCGGGTAAATATATTGTTCATTATAAAGTATCATCATTGGGCGGTGGTAGAAGTCAATCTGCATGTCGTCTTGTTTTAGATACAGGAACAGGATATGCTTTAGTTTCTGGTAGTACAGGACAGATGTATAATAGACAGACAGATCATGGTGCTAGTGCTACATCTCCTATGATTCTTGATTTAGATGTTGGTGACAAACTAAAAGTTCAAGCTATAAAAACACAAGGCACTACAAATACAGTATTATTTGCTGCTGATTCAGAATTAGTTATTCATAGTGCTCCTGCAAAAGGTGCTAAAGGAGATACCGGACCAGCAGGTTCAGGAACAACTATTAATATTCAAGAAGAAGGAAGTAATTTAGCAAATACGCCTCATTCAACATTAGATTTTAGAGGAGCATCTGTTACAGCAACAGATCAAGGAAGTGGTGTTGCAAGAGTAACTGTAACAGCAGGAGCTTCTACTTTTGGTTCACACTTTTCACAATCTGTTAGCGACGCAGAAAGTACCACAACAAGTACTACATTTCAAGAAAAATTAACATTGCAGGTAAGTGGTTTAACAGCTGGAAAATATAGAGTCGGTTGGCATTGTGAGATGAACACGTCTACAATTGCAGATTTCATGTATATGCAAATACAATTGGATAATACTACAACATTAGCTGCCCCGATTATAGAAGCAAAGGATACAGGTAATTATTATCCTTTTAGTGGTTTTGCATATGTTGATTTAAGTGCTTCTACTACATATGATTTTGATATGGATTATAGAAGTGAAAATGGAGACACAACAAGGATAAGACGAGCTAGATTAGAATTTTGGAGGGTAAGTTAAAAATGGCGCAGACACAATATATCTACAGTATAACTGGAGATTTTCCAAATAAGAAAGTTAATTCTGATACGCTGACTTATGAAATAAATGAGTCAGAAATAGTAACGGCATTATCACATATTGATACTGATACAACTGATTGTTTTATATGGTTTAAAGATCAATTGTCGGGTAGTGATTCAACATCATTACTTACAGTGGTTCAGAATCACCAAGGTAATGCTCCATTGGAATCATCTTCTCCGGAAACTCCAGATGGTGTTCCTATTGTAAGATCTGACTCACGTCCTTTGGGAACAGAAGTTTATTTTACAATGTGTGGGGATAGTACAGGATTCGGAGATGGTGCAGAATTTTCTTGGGATTTTTCAAATGATGATGATGAATTTGTAAATCCTCTTTGGGTTCCTTCTGGATTTAAAGCTAAAAAAATCACAGCAAAATTTAATTGTCCAGTTTGGATGAAGGATGGAACAATGTATTTCTATGATGCTCCTTGGGGACAAAATATTAGTATGTTTGTTGGAGTACCAGCAGGAAATTATTATCCCAATCCAGCAGGGATGATTCCAGCATCAAATCTCGGTTTAACTACAGGAGGTATGTATTCTTATGCTGAAGAAGATACTCCATATAGTTCATATGTAATGAAGCATAGAATGTATGGAAACTGTTCAATGGGAGATGAGTTAAATGCTGAAGGAGCTGCATTATACCCAATACCAGTTGGTTGGCATATTTGTGGATTAATTATAACTCCTGAAAGCGATAACATAAGTAAGGGGTATGCATCATTAGAAATGTACAGATGTCATACCATGTTGTTACCAGGTCAAACAATAGAAAGTTTACATAGTTAAAAGGAGAATATAAATGATTCACGGAGAAAGAAATGTACCAGTTGATGAACACTTTACTGTCTTTGATAGTACAGGTGGTTTCATTATTGGATTGGATTGTACAAACGAATGTACGGTACATGTATATGATCCGAATGGAAATGAAGTGACATCATCGACAAGTGGTTTCTATACAGAGTTGGGCGATGGTAATTATAAATATACATTTACTCCTAACTTAAATGGTGTGTGGTATGTTATTGTAACACATCCTGTATATTTTCCTTGGGGCAAAACTGATGATGTTAAAGTCGATGAGGGAAGTCAGACAGAGATATATGAAACAGTTATCAGAACACTTGGTTTGGTACATCATAATATTCATATTGATAACCCAACATATGATGAGCATGGAAATATGATTTCAGCAAGAGTAAGAATCTATTCTGATGCGGCATCGGTTGGCACAAATAACAATGTAATAGAATCATATCTAATTACATCTGATGGAACAGAATGTGGCCAGTTCTCTTATTGGGAACAGGTTAAAATATAAGGAGATAATAATATGGGGGCAATTGCAATAGCAATTAAAAAAACAGTAGAGCCAGTAGAAACCTGGTACGCACCATTCGATAACACATATTGGTCTGTTACTTTTCCGGGTGCTTCTTGGGACGGATCAAAGTGGGTAAGCTCTTTTTCAGCAACCCTACCTCTTGATGAATTAGGAACTTGGGTAGAAGGTTATCGACCAACAAAAATTAGAGTTACAGCAACAGCGGGAACTGGACCCCTGCAATTAATTTTGGCAGATGGGGATTCAAACATAGTAAATGAAAATCCGTATGTTTCTGGAACTGAGGTTGATATTACTGGTCAAGTCAGTGATATTGCAAGTCTCACAGTAAGTGCCAGTGGACAACCTATTAATATTACAAATATAGAATTTTATTCAACGACAGATCCAACAGCATAAAGTTTATAAAGTGTATAGTCGTAAAGACAATACAAATACACATGGAGGGCATATAAATGAACAATACAGTAAAGTATATCTTTATTGCAGTTGTATTGGGCCTACTCGGGTTGTTTATCATAAACGATTTTGTTTTAGATGAACCGTGGTGGCATAATCAAGTTACTGTAGAAGATACAACACAAGAAGGTAATTAAATAACAAAGGGGGTTAGAATGAGCGTATCAATAGCAACCATGGGAATGTTTCGAACTTGCTGTGGAGGAACTGGGACCGGTGGTGGGGCGCCCCCTGTTATGCAATATGAGGCACGTGGCGAAGACCCTCCTATTCAAGTCACAGTAAAGAATGCTAAAATGTTAAAACCGAAAGCAATGCCGAGTATTAGCATCGATGTTGGACGAGTATCAAGTGACCGTAAAATTTAGAACAAAATATAAAATTATTATTATAATGACGAGGACAGAGTTATGCTATACATTAAAGCAGACGAACCCAGAACACTTACCTTTGAAGTAGATATTAGGGGCGTTGGAAAAGGTGAATTAAAAGGGTATGTACGCATGTTTATCAATGATGCGGAACATGGTTTTCCGGTATCAATTGATGATGGCGTAATAACTGCTGACATTCCTCCGTTGACAGAAATTATTCGTTTAAAAACGATGGATGATGGAGATGTAATAGAAGCAAGATTGGACCTTATGACAGACCAACATATCTTCACACCTTGGGAAGGTGAAGTGAAAGTTAGTGTTCCAATGGGTATTAAAGCAAAACTTTCAAATGAGTCAATGAAACCAGTTAATAAAAATCCTGTAGTAGCAAAAGTTGTTGAAACAAAAGAAGATAAAGCTGCTGCAAAAGCTGAACCTGTTGAAGAAGGATTGGTCGATATGAAAACTGATGAAACAGATGAAGTTAAATATAAAAAAGACTTGGCTGAATTAGTTGCAGCAACAATCAAACAGATGGGTTTGGTGCCTGCACAACAAGCTCAACCTGAAGCATTAATGGAAGAAAAACCAGCTAATAAAACAAAACCTCTTCCACCAAAAAAGAAACCTAAGAAACAAATCAATGAAAAAGAAGAGTTAATGAAAAAATTGAGAAATGTTACTGAAGCTCAGGTTTATAAATATATGGAAAGAGCTGGTACAAAAAATAAAAAGATTCAAGAATTAGTATATGAGCAAGCAGCCGCAGCAGCACAAAGTGGCGAACCATATAAAATTCTAAGAAAAGTTGTAGAGATTCTAAAAAAACGCCAACAGTAATTGGAGGTGATTAATTGCCAGTTAAACTCATTTGGAGATTAAGGCGGAAGCAACAAATTACTAAAAGATATTTTACAAAAGAATCAAAACAAAAAATGAATTGTTACTATGGAGATTGTGAACATGCGACAGGTAAAGTTATTCAGGTTACGAAGGAGTAACCAGGGTACTGAAGGTTTGCTTGTAACCAATGGTTACAATTGCAGGACATTAGAATTGCCTTGGAGGGATAATAAAAAACAAATATCATGTATCCCTCCTGGAACTTATAATGTGGAAATAAGACTTTCAAATAAGTATGGTCGTGTTTACTGGGTAAGAAAAGTACCAAATAGAACTTATATATTAATTCACTCCGGAAATTATGCGGGAGATAAATCACAAGGATACAAAACTCATGTAATGGGTTGTATTCTTTTGGGAAAAAAGAGCGGGTTTCTTGGAGGTCAAACTGCTGTTTTAAATTCTAGGATAGCGGTTAGACAATTTGTTAGTCATATGGAATATGAACCATTTGAACTTAACATACAAGAAGCATTTTAATAGGAGAATAAAGAAATGATACCAGGTCTAGATATTATACTTGGCGGTGTAACAGGATTAATTGGTAATGCATTTACTACTTGGTTCAAATATAAAAACGCCAAAATGGAATTTGACCACGAAGAAAAAATGGTCAATCTTGAAACTCAAGCAATGATTCAAGAAGCACAAGCGCAAATTCAAGTAACCAAAGCAAGAATTGAAGGTGAAGTTGAATTGGCAGATTCTGCTGCTTTTGATACTTCACAGAAAGTAGGTAATGCACGACTTTTCCATGAGAAGTGGATTGATATGATTATGGCAGCAGGCGATGGAAAATGGACGGGTTGGTTTTTCAAATTGCTTGGTTCTTTAATCAGTGCAGGTTTTGCATTTACTGATTGGTTGAATGGTATGATGCGTCCGGCATTAACTGCATATCTTATTGGAGGTGCAACATATATAACATACCTAGCTTGGAAAATAATGGAAGCATCTGGTCTTGGTATAATGACTGCTGATCAAGCTATTGGTATTTTTCAACAAGTAACATCAACAATGATATATTTGGCAGTGTCTGCTGTAACATGGTGGTTTGGAGACAGAACAATGTCAAAATATTTACAAGATAAAGGAAAGAAAAATAATAACAATACTCCACCTGTAAAACATGGTGGAAAACGAGGCGGCGGAGATGTGGGGGTTTAAGAAAACACCGCCACCACCAAAAAAAGGAGTACCAACTTGGGTTATTCAAATGATAACTCCATTGGCGTTTGCTTTATTTATGGGGTTAGTAACATTTATTGGTAGTGGATTTTCAGAAGATATAAAAGATTTAAAAACTCAAGTTGAAACAGTTGATAAAGAAAAGGTCGATAACCAAACTCTTCAACTAATGATTAAAAATCAAGAACTTTTAATCAGACAACAACAAAAAGAAGCTAAAATGCAAAGAGAACAAGATGCTGAGAAGTTTGAACAAATACAGAGAACACAAACTAAAACGCTTGAAAGAATAGAAGCAATAAAAGCACCAGCTAATGTAAGAATTGCACCTATGATGAAAACGGCACCCGTTGTTGTTCCTCAAACTAATAAGTTGGTTTTAACTCCAGATGAGTTTGAAAAATACATGGCTATGGAGCCAGATGTAAGAGTTAAATATAAAAGATATTTAGAAAAAATAGGTAAGGACGTTTCAGGATTACCATAATAAAGAAAGGAAGTTCGATGAATTACAAAGAGAAAGTTATAAAAATATTAGAAGCGAATATGTCTGAAAGGGGGTTTAAACTCTGGAAGGGTATCAATCAAATACTTCCAGATATATGGGATAAACCAACATCATCAACTGGTAAATACCATAAGAAGCAAAACGGCGATGTTCCAAATATTTCGGAACATGTTTATCAAATGTTATATGCAGCAGTTAAGACTTTGAGAATGTTTAATGCAACTCCAAAGACACCTGATGCAGATAAAATTTTAATGGCTGTTGCTTTACATGATTCATTAAAATATGGAAATATGGGCACAAGAAAACATACAGATAAACAGCATGATAAACTTGCTGCTGATATGATAGCTTCTAATAGAGATACATTTTCAAAATTATTTTCTGATGACCAATTACATACTTTAGAGGAAGCTGTAAGGTTTCATTCTGGACAATGGAGTACAGATATTCCAAAGAATGAAAAATTTGAATGGTCTAAATCTGAATTAAAAACGGAAACATTTTTTGTTCATTTATTAGACATGTTTAGCACTGCAGATTTAATTCAAACAGATGTGAGGGAATAAGTATGTCATGTGGTCTTTCGGATTCACTTGATTCGACTATTGTTGTTCCAGAATTACAACTATGGTCTAATCGCTTCGTATTGAGTTCAAGTGTAAATAAATACGAAGTACCCTATCCGTTTTATGATCTCACCCACTGTTATCCCGTAGGTTCTTTTATTAGCATGTTATTCGATGATGATTATGCGTATGATTATTACGAATATCTATATGCTGAAAAAACTGATAGATTATCGTGGCCATGGGTTGTCAGACAACGGTTATTGATATATCCGAGGTCCGCTAAATATATGATTATCAATAATCAAACAGGCGAGAATCTATTCAGGTTACAACAAGATGATTTTACAATGCTTGATGCACTCTTAGCGTTTCGTATTGCTACGTTCGATTCAACTGCATCTGATACAACATCTGTTGTTCTAATCGACGATTCAAGTAGCCCTGTGGCTGTTTCATTTGATTCTACATCAGGTATAACAACTATAATTGCGAGCTTGGATACATTGAATACTGAACTCTCAAAGTTAATATTTGTTTTCTTGGATTTATGTTTGAATCAAAATACTTCAAATTATGATACGACAGTTCCTATATCTACCAGTCATGCGTTACAGACTATATATGAATTGTACGTCATTGATAAATACTTTGATGTTGTTTCGGCGCGACTTACAGATGTTGCGCCATACTGTCCTATTAGGGGAGAAGAATAATTGGCTGATAATAGTATATTAGAACTTTTTTGGAAACTTTTCGAGATTGCAGGTGGTGGGTCCGATGATGATATAACGAAAGTTCTAGATTCGATAGTTAAATCAGACAGAGCAAAATTAGATCAATATTTTACAGACGCCATTGATCAGATTGCATTTGATACTCAGGATTGGAAACGTCTAAGAGAATTTTTGATTGATTTATTTTCATCACATAGGGCTTTAATCACAAACAGTGCTGGAATCTCTGATCCACATCTATTATCAAATGATGATCTTGATGAATTGTTTAGAAGCTTTGGATTTACTGAATCTGTAAGTTTAAAAAATTATGACAACAATCCGTTGGAAAATAAAGTTCAATTATTCCTTGACCTTGTTAATTTATATAAAATAAAAGGAACACCACGATCAATTCTTGAAGTCCTACAGTATTATGGTATTCCTGAATTAGATATATTTGAATTTTGGCTACAGAAAGAAGATCCAACCAAGCTAATATTTAAAGGAGATGTTATTGTTGGAACATCTGTAGATCCATCGTCTGTATATTTACCTTATGATTTATTGACAGAAGGCGATCCACATTGGATGATGAGTGAAAATCAGATATTACATCTTGATGCTCTTAATAAAATTAATCTTCCATCTAAGTCTCCTTATTTTGCTGTTCAACCTGTTGTTGAAGTTGGTATTGAAAATTCACTTCTTGTAAGAAAGGTTCAAGATCAATATTTTGAATGGGATGATACTGGCGATCTTCCTCCACAGGATGCAGAGATTTCATTGCTTGGAGTCACTGTTTCATTATTAGAATTATATTTATTGACTCTATATTCATTCCAAAAGGATTATGATGTTGGATCTGAAATTGGAAGGTTTACATGTTATGATGGAACCAATACAGATTCTACAGAAATACTTCAAGAGTATCAAGACATAATTTCTCCTCCAATAACAAGAGATAATAAAGATGCTAAATGGGCACAATATATAGATTTATTTACAAGAGAAAGAGAAGAACATTTCTTATATAATTATCCTGGCGCAGTTAATAATGCTGCTGAAGTTGCTCTTAATGACATTAATCCTGCATTGATTCCAGAGATGGAAGCTCTTACATCAAACAATACTGTTATATTACAATCATTGTTAAAAGACCTTGCTCTATGGGTAAGAAATAATATTGGTTATGGTTTTGTAAATCTTGGTTATATATTCTTTGGTTTAAATCAATTGTTTGAAGATTTAAAACCTGTTATCAATTTCTTTAAACCATATCGTGCAAGATTGATTGTTTTAGAATTGATTCAGTTTAATAATATTTTATCTGAAAGTATTCCAATTGAAGATTCTTTTTCAATGGATATTGATACAGAATTTATGGATGTGCTTACAGCATCAACTTCTGATTGTTGGGATGGAACATCCTTATTGTGTCTTGATTCTACATCTCCAGCATATACTACACAAAGAGATACATATGATTGTGATTCATTTTTTGATATTGGTGCTGTTGATGATGATATTTGTAGACCTATAGAAATACATGTTGATCAATATGACTATGACACCTTCAGATGTCCTACAGCACCATGTCCAGACTGTATTGATACATCGACATCACAATATGAAAATCAACGTATATTTGGCGATATGAGGTGTAGTGCAGATGAAGTTCCTTATTGGCTAGATGGAACTTCAAGAGTTATTTCTATACCTGTAGAGCAATATGTTGATGCAACAACAACGATTTCAACAACTATAGATTATACTGAATCTGCATTTATACAAATACCTACATATTGTCCAACATGGGACTGGAAACTTGATCCAAACTATGTTGCTCCTGATGGAACAACGATTCTTTGGGTCACAACATATCCTGATAGAATGGATTGTACGGCTACTATAGATTGTACGGCGGTTGTTCCATTGACCTGTGATAATGTTCCATATGTATTTTCAGAAAATGTTTATGATACATTTGAAAAGATTGAGAATTTAGAAATTGGTACCGAAGAAATAACTGTTGTGTTTGACGTACCTCTTACTAATGATAACTATCTTGTTAATGTAAATTTATTTAATAATTCTACAGATTCATATAAATCAATGTATGGTATTATTATTTCTGATAAAACAACAAATGGTTTTACTGTTAAATTCTCAAGTCCTCTTGATAGCGTTAATTATAAATTATCTTGGAGTGTAAATCCAAATGCGACTATTCGTAATTCTGATAATTTAACTATGGGCCAGGATACATATAGAGTTGATTTTGATTCTACTTCTGTAACTAATATACAAAATTATTCTGTTGCTACGGCTATAGTAAATGAAATTGATTCCGATCCTTCAATCTATAATTTTGTTATATCAGAAAAAGATAGCTCGGGATTTGAAATTCAACTATCTGGTTTTATTGATTCTACTAATTATGATTTAGAGTGGAGTGTTTATGCTAACAATGATAGTACATCATCTAGTTCAACTGGTTTAATTAATATACCAATACTTAGTTCGAGTGAAGATATATTTGAAGTTGAATTTGGACCTGGAGATTTACAAGAAAATGATAAATATAGTCTTGCATTATCAATTGTTAATACAGTAGATACAAATCCATCTGTTTATTCATACCTTGTAACTAAGAAAAACAATACAGATTTTTCTGTTAAATTTTCTGGTGTTATGGATTCAACAAATTATTATCTATCTTGGCATGTAACGAATAGAGCAGAAGAAGAATATTTAACTAGACAAGAGAGTGGTTTCCGTCTGTTTGATACTATGGGTAGATTTGATTGTACACATGGATTTGATATGGTTGAAATATATTTAGAATCTGTTACACAAGATGGTGTTATTATTCAAGAAGATACCAATGGAAATGGGTGGATTCTACAAGAAGCAGCTATTGACGAAGGTGTTGATGATTATGGTCTTCTTTGGGAATAATAAAGATTCTAACTTGCCCCTTATATGCCCCGCAAAGTTTGTGAACCCTTACCATCAGTTTATTTCCCGATGTGCATGTTAGGTCGATGTCTCTGACATTTAGAACAAATTACAAATGTTAAATTCATCGTTGGAGGTTTCATGTATGTCGTATAAATCAGAGATACTTAAGTTAGCGGAAACAACCGCGCTCACGAACAAAGAGATTGCAAAGATTGTTGGTTGTTCTCCGAAAACTGTTACTCGGTATGCAGGTTCATTTGTATCACGATCACAAAGCAAAGCACAACTAGACGAATCCTCATGGGAGATTCAAAAAACTGTTTTACTTCCAGATATTCATTATCCACATTATGAAGAAAGGGTAATGAATGCTATTAATGAATTTATTTGGGATTATGAACCAGATGAATTGTGTTATATGGGAGATCAAGTATCTTTAGATTGTATTTCAGGTTGGAATAAAAGAAAACCCTTATTAAAAGAAGGGCAAAGATTATTAGAAGATTATGATGGTTTCGATTATCATGTATTAAAAACTCACGAAGAATATACTAAAGAAGATTGTCGAAGAACATTCATGATTGGTAATCATGAACAAAGAGTTAAATGGTACTGTGAAGAACATCCTGAACTTGAAGGAATGATCGATCTTGACAGACATTTACAACTTCAAGAACGTGGTTACAGAATTATTGATTTCAATGAGATTCACAAAATTGGAAAGCTTAATGTTATTCATGGTTTCTATTGGAATAAATATCACGCTGCAAAAACACTAGATGCATTTGAAGGAAATGTTGCATATGCACATGTTCATAATCCTCAAATGTATGCAAAAGTTTCCCCAGTTGACCAAAAAGGTTATCACACCGCAACATCACTTCCTTGTATTTGTAATATCAAACCAGACTATAAAAAGAACGCTCCAAACTTTTGGATTAATGGTTTTGGTATTGTTGAACATTTACCAGCTACAGGTTTCTTTAATTTATATACCATTATTATCATTGAAGGTTCTTTTATGTATAATGGAAAGTATTACGGAAAAGATATCTAAGCAAAAAAATCAGGGGGGAGGACGAGGCCGTGTCCAACTTCCCCCCTGATCGTGAGCGGTATGCTTCCACCTTTGCCGCACATACTCTAATTCGGGATGGCATTAACCCAATCAGGACTCACATAAGTAATTTGGTAGGGGTCATCACTATCGGGATAGAGGTCGAGGATGACCGCCCCGAAAACTCCCACCGACATGTGCCTACCAAAAACTATTCCACCGGACCTTGAAGATCACATCTGCAAGTAGGATTTCTACATATAAAACCTTTATTCGGCCTCGGTGAACGAAAACACGTTTCACTATTGATGTCCCAACCACAGTTCCAACAGTGATTGATGTACGGTTTCTGCTCCGGTGCCAATTCTTCATGACCACACAAACATTCCCATTCACCCGGAAAAATTTCAAAAGGAACACAATTACAATCCGGGCATTCATAAACTGGGGATGAAGCGTCATTCGATTTAAACAAATCCATGTTAATCTCCTTTCAATAAAGTGAGTATCTCTTTCGGCGCATTAGTTTTTCTTTTCTCGCCTTCTTTATATATAAACGTATTTCATCACAAGATGCATCATCACAAGTCATCTTGATCAAACACGTTGAACATGGACATGGGTGACCATTTATTTTATGTGGCATTCCACACATGAACTTTTCATCGATAAACTGAAAAGTACAACACCCAGTACATATATCCTTTCTGATTTCTTTGACTTTTTTTATATTCATAGTTCTCCAAAAGGTTAATGGTTTAGTTCTTTCATTGATTTATATATATAGTTAGAACATATTAATACAAGCGCATGTCTACATGAAATCCAAACAGACTTTAAACAAAATCGAGGTCTTAGTCTGTGACCTGTAAAAGGAGACATAGTCATGACATATAAAGATCAATTCGTCGTTGAAGTAAAAGTAGATGGACAAATTCTGCGTGTGAGAGATGGAGCAGTTTACCTACCTTATGGATGTGAATATTCAATCCTTCTCAAAAATCTTAATTCCAAAAGAGCTTCCGTCAATGTAACAATTGATGGTGAAGATGTTTTGGATAACAAATCATTAATTATATTCCCACTAGTTACTCACGAATTAAAAGGTTATTTGAAAGATACGGTTGCAAGAAATCGTTTCCGTTTTATTCAAAAAACAAAACAAATTCAAGAGCATAGGGGCGATAAAGTTGATGATGGTTTATTAAGAGTTGAATTTGCATTTGAAGCTCCTAAACCTGAACCTGTTATCAAAAAGATCATTAAAGAGGTTCACGAACATCACCATCATCACCATGATTATTGGCCAAGATTCACTTATTATAATAGTAATAATGATTGGTCATATAATTCAAATGATATTGTTGGTGCTGCACATTTCGCATGTAATACAACAAGGGGAATGTCAAGTTCAGCTCCCGGAGTTGAAAGTTTGGGAGTTTCTGGTGATTTAAATGCTCCTTTGGCAGACGAAGGAATAACTGTTAAAGGAAATCAAATCCATGAGCAATATCATTATTCATCTATTGGTCAATTGGAAGAAGCATCTGTGATTGTAATCGCTTTAAAGGGAGTTCATCAAAGTCACGGCGTTTCAGTACAAGAACCAATAACTGTATCAAGGAAACTGACCTGTTCTTCATGTGGAACAAAGTCAAAATCATCATATAAATTTTGTCCTAATTGTGGGACATTTTTAGAGTAATATAACAAACATGTAGATATGTCGCTTGTATTTTTTACCGATTGCTGTCAACTTTTAGAACAAATTATAAATATAAACTACCTGTTATCTTGGAAGGAAAAAAGCATGGAAAAAAAAGAAACTAGCACAATAGAGGTAGTCGCAAAAGATTTCTATGGCGAGAATTGTATTGTAGACTCTGCGATGTCTCGCCGAAACAAAAAACGTAGACCAGAAGGTATGGTTGAAATTTATGATGTTACAGATAAAACAAATAGAAAGTTAGTTAGAAAAAACAATTTAGTTTTATACCAAGGGAGAGAAACTCTTGCTCAAATGTTAGTTAGAGTCAATACGATTGATAGTAGCGGGCAACCTCCATTACAACCAGTTGCTGGAAATAAAGATCACTTCTTATGTTGGTTTGGTCTTGGACAAGGAGCGGCAGATACAGAATGTTCACCAGGTAGCGGAGATGTATTTGCGCCCGAACCACCAACCAATGAAGATACAGAGTTATCATGCCCAATTATGATTAATGTAAGTGATGCTTCTTCTGCTGATTATCATATTATAAATGATCCTGGTTACCCAGGTGGAGATTGTCAAGGCACAGGAGGATTATACCCAGCTACAGGTTTTTATAAACATCCTTTTGGGGAAATAACATTTGAAGAAGATTCTTTAAATGACAACAGATGGATTGTTATAAGGATAAGTACAACTATGGGAGTTGATGATGCAAATGGAAGTACGATGGGAGGTCAGCCATTAAATGAAGCAGGATTATATACGGCTGCATCTAATGTGCCAAATTATGGCTATCAAGATAATACAAAATTTGCATTATTTGCTAGAGTAACTTTTCCAACCCTATTAAAGAACAGTACGAGAAGGTTACAGTTTGTTTGGTATCTATTTATTTAATTAAAGTAATAATTATATTTTTAGACCTGGAGAAAGGAGATTTTTGTTAGAGTAGATACGATTAGAGAAAATAATATAACGGAGGAAACAAGATATGGCTAACGTATCTCCAGGTGTATTTAGTAAGATTATCGACCTGTCTACTTTTGTACAAGCAGTACCATCCACTATAGGATTTCTATGTGGATACACCCAAAAAGGTCGGGACAATGAATTAGTGTTTGTTGGTTCTAGAGCAGAATTTATTTCTGAGTATGGAGAACCAAATATTGTAGATTTTGGAAAGAATTATGGTCAAGGTCCTTATGTTGCATATAATTATTTAGGTGAGTCTGGTGCGTTATTTTGGATGAGATGTCTTCCAGATGATGCAGCATATGCTCATCTAAGAATTGATTCTTCTATGGGAGTCAGTGATAGTTCAGCAAGTATTTTCTTGACATATGATGACTCACCAATTGAAGACAAAGATGAACTAAGATCTAGTCTTCTAACATCAGGCACAACAATGCCTGTAGGTATTTTATATCCAATTGGTAGAGGTTCATTCTACAATCAAATCGGAGTAAGGTTAACGGAGCATTCTAATCCTACTCTGAACGGCATCTACGTTTTAGATGTCTATGAAAAGCAATCAGATGATGAGGATGTTATTATTGAATCATTTGAAGTATCATTTGATCCAAATGCCAGAGATAATGCTGGTGATTCAATTTGGATTACAGATGTATTAGCTGTTTATTCATCTGTGCTAAGATGTGAAATGGTTCAAAAAGAAATTGATGGACAACCAATCTTTTCTGATGGTTATGATTTAGCTGTGAGAACTTATGACAAAAACTTGGGAACTGTAACTGTTGATTTAACAGCAGGTTCAGCATACATCGAAGATGTTAAACAAGACTTTGTTGATTGGGAAACTGATCCAGAAACTGGCAATGCAGAATATATTGTTATTGCAAAAGATGCTAGAGGTAATGAGATTTATGGTTGGCTTGGAGCATCTGGTGGAGCTGATGGAGAATCTATTAATGTATTTCCTGATAGATCCCTTACTGGAGCTACACAAGGTTGGAGTGGAAGTGGTTTGACAGGTTTCGATGTAGATTCAATTATCACATATGAAATCAAGAAATCATATGCAAGTATGGCAACACCATTTATTGGAGATGTACCAATTCCACTAAGAAAAGGTTCTGATGGTTCCTTGTTCGACGCTGCTGGTGATCTTGATACAACAGTTGCAGAAACTCTATTAGAACAAGCATACTCTGGTCTATTATCAAGTCCAGATTATGGTGGTGGTTATGTTGATGAGATTCTGGATGAAGAATCAACATATTTCAGCTTAGTTTATGATGCAGGTTACCCAAGTGATGTTAAGAGTGCAATTGTAACTCTATGTCAAACTCGTAGAGATTGTGTTTGTATTCTTGATAACGGAGATAACGCATCTGTCGAAGCTTCTCTGGATACAAGAAATGATAGTCATTTGTACAATACATATTTTGCTGCTATTTACGAATGTTATAATAAAGTATCTGATGTATTCACAGGCGCGGATGTTTGGTTCTCTCCTGTTTATCATATGTCATATATTATTCCACGGAATGATAATGTGGCAGAACTTTGGTTTGCTCCTGCTGGATTCAACAGAGCTTCAATTAACACAATCAAGGAATTGAGATTCAATCCAAGACTTGGTCAAAGAGATCAAATGTACTTGAAACAATTGAATCCAATCGTAAGATTTGCTCAAGGTTACACAGTTTGGGGACAATTGACATCTCAAGCTAAAGCAAGCGCATTACAGGATCTAAATATTGTTAGACTTGTTCTTTATATAAAGAGAGCTGTTGAACAGTTCTGCCGCTTCTTTATCTTTGAACAAAATGATCCTATTACATGGGGTCAAGTGTCAGCATCCATTGTTGAGTTCCTTGAAGTAATTAAGGCAAAAAGAGGATTGACTGGATACACAGTTGAAGTAGGTGCTACTGATTATGAACAGAAAACTAAAAAGTTTCATGTTAATATCACATTAACACCAACCAGAACTGTTGAACAAATCGAAGTTAACTTCTTTATTCAATAATTAGGCAAAAAAATGGGTCGTTCAGAATAACTCCTGAGCGACCCATTTTCCCGTCGTTAAGACTTGTATATTTCCGCAGTATCGGTCATATCGTTTGCATACTCTTCGGCAGCTTGAACTGCAGCAATCACTGGTTCTAATACACCTTCCTCTACACACTTGTAAAGATTGATGAAATTGAATGTCATGTCGATTACTGGTTTTCCATCACGATTTGTAAATGTGGAATGTTTCAAAATCGATTCATATGATCTCACATCAGTAGGCATGAAATTTGAAAAAGATTTAATCTGCAAACCAGCCTGTTTAAAAATTTCAATCGTAAATATTGCAGCAGCAGCATATGTACCAGTTGGAGATGAGAGTGTAAATACAGGTCCTTCCTTTATTGCACTAGAGATCAACTGAACACTTGCTAATGTAATCTCATGGCTCATGAATATTCCAGTTACCTCTCTTATTGATAGGTAATGTTCTAATTCAAAGTAACTTGGTACGGCAAGAAATTCAACATGTACTGGATGTGTGTTTCCGCCGATCTTTCTTTCGTCTCCGTAATATTCGTATCTTCTTTCCATAATTATTCCTAATGTTTATTAATGGTTATATGAGGCAGGCTATTAAATGTTCCACCATGTTCCATTTCACCCATGAACTCACCGTCTTCATCTGCATAATGAAAAAGATATAAATACTTGTTTTCATTTTCTTTTATAAATTTCTCGGCTTGTTCGATTCCAGCTTTATGACATAAGGCATTATATTCTTTATAAAACGCTTTCATCCATTGTCTGTTTTCATACAACTCATTGGTTGAAATGCCTTCACGTTCACAAAAGGTATTTTGATATGTACCATAATCAAGGTGTCTATAACCAGGGCAAAATGATATATACCCATGATTTAATTGTTCAGTTATAAAAGTAACCAACGCCTTTACACCGGTTTTGATTTTCTTTGGTTTTTGCTTTTTACAATCTTTTAATACTTGAAGTGCTTTGCGGTCACCAAGAATTAAAAACTCAACGTCTTCGTGTGTTTTGACGATTTTATCAAACGCCACGATGAATGAGGAAGAGCTTGAATTTGTTACAAAATCTGATTTGATTTTCATTAATTATCCATCCATGCTTCTTCGATGTGATGTGGAGGTTTATCGATGTTGAATATTCTTTTGATTTCTGCATGAACCCTTTTCTTTAAATCTCCAAGGGTTTCATCATCTTTCATTTTATCAAATTCAACACCAACCATTATATTATAAGCGTCCCATGAACCACCTGGTCCAAAAGAGAATGTAAGGAATGAATCTTCTAATAATTCATCAATATAGTCGTATCTATCATCGGCATCATCGGGAATGTTTATATCATCAAATTCTATATATCTTCCAATGGCGACGAACGAGGATGAGCTTGAATTTGTTACAAAATCTGATTTAATTTTCATGTTAAAATCCTATCGGGCAACAGTTGGGATTGTTTTGCAACCTGTTGCGAAATTCATTAAATTGGAATGCTGTATTCCAAATTGCATGTATGTCATGATGTTTTAATATCTTAACACCACTTTTATCATGATCCGCAAAACTACATGGAATTAGTTGCATTGACGGACTTATATATACCGACATCCTTGATGACTCACATGTATCAACTGCCATTTTTTGTATCTCATTTGGTTTAGCGTATTGTAGTACATGATTTAAAAAACAACTATCCATACCAATTTTAAATTTAGCTTTTGGTGTAAATACAACCTCGGAAAAACTTTTAAGTTGCCCTGTTGTTGGGATCAACTCTACTTTATCTTTTCCAGACCCTTGAGGTTTGAACAAAAGAAAAACAACTGCGTTTAAACTTTCCAAATCTACTTTACCAGCCCATACATCAGTGCCGTTTACAATATCAAGGCATTTAGAAAAACTACTACGATTGAATATCAAATGAATATTGGTCTTTAATCCAGCCTTCATTAATCGGTTAAGGGCATTAAATGTAAAATCACGACCATAATCACTTACAGCTACGGCACCACATAGTTTGGATATTTCGATTTGTTCATCTGTTAAATTTCGTCCACTAGTTGTATAGTTTGGGACAACATTATTCATACGGGCATATTCCAAAATCTCTTTGAAATTAGGATGTAGATTTGGATCTCCACGCCCACCTAATGCAACTTGATTTGTATGATGTTTGACCTGATCAATAATAATTTTAAAGTTTTCAAGAGTCATGTGGGGTTCATATTTATTTCCCTGATAACAGAATGAACAAGAGTTCAAACAATGGCCCATGATACCAACATCAACTAATAAAGGAAGTTCTGTTTGAAAAGGGTCGTGCCCATTCTTTCCCTGAAGGACTTCAAAGCCATTTTTTGTATTGAAGCAAACGACATATTCATCGTTTTCAAATCGTTTGTCAAATACACCTTTAACAACCTTATTACCTTCTACAAAAATTTCTGTAAACATATGTCTCCTTATAAAGATTTCATAGTATCTTCTGGTTGATTATCATCTAATGGTTCAAGTTCAGGTTCGCTTTTTTCTTCTTCTTGTATAACAGGAGGTGGTGTTTCTTTTGGTTTTTCATCTGGTGGGGGGTCATCTTTAGTTTTTCCAGAATTAAACTCAGTCTTGACCTCATCTGCCAACTTTTTAACTTCTTGTTTAACCTCTTGAATAACAACCGATGTTTCAATCTCATTTTTTATCTTGTTGATAGTTTCATCGATTTTGTTTCTGTTTTCTTTAAGTTGTTCATTTCCTGATTCGACCTGAACCGTTTCTTCAACGACCGTTTTATCTGATGGATCATCTTCGCCGAAAAAAACATTGTAACCGACTATCATGGCAATGATAAACGGCCAGCTAATTGTGAAACTTGCTCTACCACTCCTTCGTGCCATTATATCTCCTTTCAAAAAATTGGCAATTGTTGTTATTAGTAATTTATATATATAGGGATTTTATTACTAATATACTCTCCAATTTAGAACAAAATATAAATCTCATACTATCGGAATTTAAATGAATCTAGATGCTATATTAGACAATTTACAGCAAGATGAATCGATGGCTGCATCAGGTGCAGCAGCGGCAACAACATCTTCAGGTAATGCATTTGGTATGGATTCATTTCCTGATACAAAAAAGAAGAAAAAGAAAAATATTTTAAGAACAGTATACCCAGAAATGTTAATGCTCTTAGATGAAAAAAGAGCAATGATAGATCTCGATCAAACGATTCATAAATATTCAAAAGGTTGGCAAGATGGGAATGTTTATGATGAACCGTTTGATGGAGCAAGAGATGTAATTAATTGGCTTAAGGACAATGGGTATGAAATTGTTATATTTACAACTAGAGCTTCACCCGGAAATGCAGCGGAAATGGGTGGCGATGAGAATGATCAAATTGCAAAAGTTCAATCGTGGTTAAAACAACACGATATTTATTACGATAAAATAACAGCAGATAAAATAGCTGCTGATTTCTATATCGATGATAAAGCTATCCCCATCCACAATGGAAACTGGGACGCTGTATTAAAAGTTATTAAAAAAAGAATGAAGTACATTTCTTAGGAGGATACAATAATGGCAGTAAAAAATTCATTTGCCAATGTACCCAACAACGTTCTTAGCCGTAACTTCGGTGGTACGGTTGCTGGTGTGGCTGATCCATATGTAACTGGTTATCATTTTATTTGGTTTCCAAAGCTACCGCCACAACTATTTGAATATGCTAATTTAGATAGTAACCCTGTAATTGCCAACTTACTTTCTGGCGCATGTTTATCGGTTACACCACCAGGCGGTACTTTGAACAAAGTTGAGTTCACTGGACTAGGTGGTATTAAATGGGCAGTACCTGCTAATGTTGATTACGGTAATTCAGTTTCAGTTAAGTTCTTAGAATTTAACGGAACACCATTGTTAAACATTATGCATGGATGGGTAAAAATGATTAGGGATTATCGTTCGGGCGTTTCTAATCTAATCGATGGAGAACAAGGTAGTGGTTATACAAAAGCTACATATGCCGGACTAATGTATTATTGGACAACAGCACCTGATGCAAAAACAGTTGAATATTATGCTGTTTATGATGGTGTATTTCCAACAAAAGACCCACAAGATTTATTTGCTAGTGACGTTGAAACTGTTGGACGTCTAGATACAGAAATTGAATTTAATGTAGACTATGTATGGCATGAACCTTGGGTAAAAGAACAATGTCAAACATATGCCGACAATGTATTCAAAGTTAAAGCAGATGTCATTGAAAAATATGGCGATGCAATAAAATCATCAAGCTAAAAATTATATTAAGTAAAGGAGACAAAA